TGAAGAAAGACCATCGCGGTAGCCAGTTGATCCGGCTGCTGTCTATCCCGCAGGCCAACGGCGAGTTCAAGCAAGATGCCGCCCTGATGGCCGAGATGGTGGCCTACTGCGAACAAGACGTGCGCGCCATGCGCGCTATCAGCCAAGCCATGCGGCCGCTAAGTGCTGACGAACTGTCTGACTACCACGTCAACGAGCGTATCAACGACCGGGGCGTGCTGGTGGACGGCCCCCTGTGCGCCGCTGCCGTGCGCTTTGCCGCTGCGGAAACAGAAGAAATCCAGCAGATTGTTTCTGAAGTGACCGAGGGCGCCATCACCAGCGTTCGGTCGCCTAAAATGCGCCAGTGGGTGCAAGACCGCGTTGGCCCTGAAGCCTTGAAGCTGATGTGGACAGGCGAGAAGTATTCCATTGACAAGACCGTCCGAGCTAATCTTTTAATTTTGGCAGAGGAAAACCCCGATGAAATTCCGTCCGCTGTGGCCGACGTTATACAGTGCGCCGATGACCTCTGGGCGTCGTCAGTTGCGAAGTTCAGCCGCCTTTCACAGCTATCTGACGAAGAAGATAACCGCGTTAGGGGCGCGTTTGTATTCGCGGGAGGGTCAGCTACTGGTAGAGCCTCAAGCTACGGAGCACAGGTTCACAACTTCACCCGTAAATGCGCTGCTGCCCCCAACGACGTTCGCAACGCTATGGTGCGCGGCCACGCAATCGCCCCAAGATACGGAAAACGCGTTACTGATGTTCTCAAGGGAATGCTCAGGCCCGCACTGATAGCCAAGCCCGGCCATGTCCTGATTGCTTACGATTGGTCGGCCATTGAAGGCCGCGTACACCCTTGGCTGTCCGCATGCGCTGCCGGCGAAGCCAAGCTGGACGTGTTCCGGTCAGGGCTTGACCCGTACAAAGTCAATGCCACCGCCACCTTTCGTGTCCCTTACGCCGAGGTCAGCGCCGAGCAGCGTCAGGTCGGCAAGGTGCAAGAGTTGGCCCTTGGCTTTCTTGGCGGCACCGGCGCCTTTGAGGTGTTTGGCCGCGTCTACGGCATACACCTTTCCGGCTCAGAAGTCCAGCGCGCCGTGGACGGCTGGCGCAGGGCAAACCCTTGGGCCATGCAGCACGGCAGCGCGCTGGAGGGCGCCTACTTGCGCGCCATGCGAAATAAAAACCATGAATTTAGCGCGGGTCGGGTTACCTATATGTTTGACGGCCAGATGCTCTGGTACAGTCTTCCTTCCGGCCGGGTTCTGTGCTATCCCAACGCCAAATTCGACGACGAAGGCAATGTGACTTACACCAAAGCCGCTTGGAAACCCGCCGCTGACGCTAAAGAATGGCCCCGCGCCCGCTTGTGGCGCGGTCTGGCTTGCGAGAATGTAACGCAGGCCGTGGCCCATGACATCTTGCGCCATTCGCTGCGCCAGATAGATGACGTTGTTTTACATGTACATGATGAGATTGTTGCTGAGTGCCCAGCCGATAAGGCCGAGTCAGTCAGCGCAGCCATGCACCGCATCATGTGCAACCCGCCACCGTGGGCCACTGGCCTGCCGTTGGCTGCTGAAGGTGTGACCACAACCCGTTATTCGTAAAAAAGCCCCGGCGGGTAAGGCCGGGGCTACAACTTCAAGGAGAAGGACAACATGATCGAGTTTATAGCATCTTTGGCCCCCGAGGGCGAAACAGCGCTGATAGTTAGACAAAAACCAAAATTAAAAGACGGAGCGTTGGATTTTCACGCCGATGGGGCGATTAAAGCGACTTGGCCGGCGTTTTTGCCCAGCCACAAAACCAAGGCCGGCGAGTCGTGGTATGGCAACACCGCCAGCTTTATCGTGGAGCGCTTCAAGGACGGCCATGTCAGCGCCAGCGCAGCGAATTGCGAGTACATCCTAGTGATGATGCTGGACGACATAGGCACCAAAAGCAAGACGCCGCCCCTGCCGCCGACATGGATCATGGAGACATCAGCCGGCTCGTTTCAGTGGGGCTACGCGTTCAACGAGCAGCCCAGCAAGGCCGAGTTCAGCGCAGCGATCAAGGCCATCGCAGAGGCCGGCTACACAGACCCCGGCGCCATTAACGCCGTTCGCAATTTCCGTTTGCCCGGCTCAGTCAACCTCAAGCCCGGCCGCGATAACTTTGCCGCCGTCCTGACCGAGTTCCACCCAGAGCGTGACTACAGCCTGCCCGAGATATGCGCCGCGCTGGGCGTGACGCCCGCCGCTGCCGACAGCCTCACCTTGCGCCCGATCCGTATCAGCGATGACGGCGCAGACGATGTGCTGGCGTGGCTGTCAGCGCAGGGGCTGCTGCTGTCCAAACCGAATCAAGAGGGCTGGGCCGGCGTGATCTGCCCCAACAGTGAGCAGCATACAGACGGCAACCCCGAGGGCCGCTACATGCCGGCCAATCGGGCGTACTGCTGCCTGCACGGCCATTGCGTAGACCTAGACTCGCGCACTTTTTTAGAATGGGTCGCAGAAAACGATGGCCCCAAGCACACGCCCGGCTTGCGTGAAGAACTGTTCACCGCCGCGATGGAAGGCGCGCTTGCCAAACTGACGCCCAACGACATTTTTACAGATGAAGCCGCAGCCCGTATCGCAGAGACAGAGCGCAAGGAATTAGGCCGCATCGAAAAGTCTGAATGGTACGACCGGTTTGCCTACATTCAGGACGACGAATCTTATTTCGACATGCAAGACAGACGCGAAGTCTCCCGTCAAACCTTCAATGCCCTGTTCAGGCATATCAGTTGCAAGTCGATCCACTCAGGCCGCAAGATCGAAGCGTCAATCTGCTACGACGAAAACCGCCAAGCCAAGGGCGCTAAGGCGCTGGTCGGCATCACCTACGCTGCCGGCGAGTCGGTGCTAGTCACCCGTGACGGCGACATCTACGGCAACCGCTGGCGCGATGCGCGGCCAGCAACCGCCGCCGGCGACATCACCCCGTGGCTTGACCACTGCCACAAACTGGTGCCCGAGGCCAAGGAATTGGAGCATATTTGGGATGTGATGGCGTTCAAGTTGCAGCACCCAGAGGTCAAAGTCAATCATGCAATTCTGCATGGTGGTGATCAGGGGTCGGGCAAAGATACCATGTGGGCGCCGTTCATTTGGGCCGTGTGTGGGCCGCACCTGAAGAACCGAGGCTTGCTGGACAATGACACCATGTCGTCGCAGTTTGGCTACGCGTTGGAATCTGAAATTTTAATTTTGAACGAGTTGAAAGAGCCAGACGCAAAGGAAAGGCGCGCATTGGCTAACAAGCTAAAGCCAATCATTGCAGCGCCGCCCGAGATGCTATCAGTCAATCGCAAGGGCTTGCACCCGTACCAAATGGCGAACCGCATGTTCGTGCTGGCGTTCTCAAACGATCAAGTGCCGATTAGTTTGGACAGTCAGGACAGGCGCTGGATGTGCGTCTGGTCACATGCCCCGAAAATGACACCAGAAGCTGCCGCCAAAATGTGGGCATGGTACAAGGCCGGCGGCTTTGCCGCAGTGGGTGCATGGCTGCATGCCCGAGATGTGTCAGCGTTCAATCCGGGCGCAGCGCCAATGATGACCGAATTTAAATTAAACCTAGTCGAGCACGGTCTAAGCATTGCAGAGTCATATCTAGTCGAGGCCATGCGCCTAAAAGTAGGCGAGTTCAGCAAAGGCGTCATCGGTAGCCCCTTTCACGCCGTCTGCGACCGGTTAGCAGGGACAGCACCAGCAGGCGTAAAAGTGCCGCAGCAGGCGCTGTTGCATGCGTTTAAAGAAGCAGGCTGGATTGACTTGGGCCGCGTAGCGTCCTCAGACTATCCAAGCAAAAAGCATTTGTACTGCGCGCCAGACATGGCCGGCGGTAATAAATCGAATTTGCGCCGGCTTGTGGAGGATGTACCGCCGGCCGGCTTAGTCAGGGTCAAATAAAAAAGAGGCCCGTATGGGCCTCTTAAAGTTTCAGCAGCAGGGCCAGCAGGCCAGCGATTAATATTGCGAGTGCTAAGGCCATCGGGCGCGTTCCTCAAGCTCTTGCACAATGGCCGGATCGATAATCGCCGTCACATTCACGCCGTCTAACCATGCACCGGTCAGCGTGTAAATGTCAGGCCAACCCGGTTCGTCCCACGTTTGCGGCTCCCCGGCTTCAAACTCAAATTCGCATTCTAGGGTTAACCCGCGTACAGTGTAGGGCACGCCTTTCATGCTTCCACCTCGAAAGTGTCTTCACCTTGTGGCTGGCTGACATGTTCGGTCAGGGCTTGCCAACCCCAAGGCATGATTTTATTGTTCATGGACTCATAGGCGCGCACATAATCGGCCGTTGACATGCTGGCGCCTTGTGGTGGGTAGAAACGCTTTTCGGCGCCTTTGCTTTTGACGATCTTATGCTTGCCAAGGCACTTGGCATGGTCTGCAAAAATGGTCGAAGTGTCGCGCAGTTTGTAGGTAGTGCGGCCAATGGTGATTGTGTTCATAGTGTTAGTCCTTAAAATGATGAGCAATAGATAAAGCAGGTTGCAGTCTCACCGACAATGATTGTGTGGTTGTCGAGATAGTCGCGCACCATTTCTCTATGCACAATTTCGTCGTCGTTTTCGGATAACTCAATCCCGTAGGCTTTGGCAATGTCTTCAAAACTGTCTTCGCTGTAGTCGCAGCAGAGCGCGATAACATCGAGGTCATACCCGCCACCGTCGAAGTCTTCTAAGTAGTCGAACAGAGCGCCTAGACCCTCATAACTGAATTGATCAGCGCGGCCATACGCGCGGAATGCGTCACGGAAGTCTGAAACATTGATTGTTTGAATCATTTAATTTACTCCACTGTTATCGGGACAATTTCCCGCCTATGCGCCCATGTCAGGCGCATAAGCTGGCACTGTCAAAGTGCGCCTAAGCGGCGCAGCGCCACATAGTGCAGCAGGATATGCGTCCGTGTCATGCCAGCGCTAGGCTTGGCAGCGCTGCCCCTTATTTCGTCCACTGTCAACAGCCCAAGCAGGGCTGCTAGATATTTTTGTCGTGTCATGGTTAAACCCCTAGTTCGTCAACATGCCAAGCAATAATCCATTGACCCTCGCGGGTTTTGGCGGATAGGTAAGGCGCTGCGCCGTGGCATTCGCGTTCGATTAAAAAGTCGATGAAATCACAATCAGGCAGTGATTTAAGGTAATGCAGCGCTTGCAGCGCGGTTTGTGGATACATGATCAACCCCTTCATTTAATGAGAACATCGAAATACGCCAGCATCAGGCAAAGCAAACCAGCTACCAGCGCCAGTGCCGAAAATGCTTTCAAGATGGCGCGCAATACGCGGCCGCGTGTCGTGAAGATATTGCGGGGCATTGTTCAAGCCTCCCAAATGCCATAGCCCCTAGGCATGCGGGTAAGGCCGTGCTGATGCTTAAATCGTGCGATGGCGTCCTTACGGCTTGCGCCGTAGGCTGTCATAGCGACATGAATCCATTGTGGGATGTGTATGTAATAGCGTGTCATGTTGTCGTTTCCTTTTCTGTTGTTGAAGTCTATATTGTAAGCGATTTATTTACAGTAACGGGCTAGTCAGCCGGATCACATTGGCGCGTGTCGTTCCATCGTTTTGCTTGATCCAGCGCTGGCGCCGTTCCAGCATGTCGTCGCGGCTTGCCAATAGGTCTAGCAAGGCCAGCGTGTGGCGTTCGCTGGCGCTGACATGCGCCAGTGTGTAGCGCAGTCCGTTATCGCGTATGCAGCGCTGGTGCAGTTTGTATTGTGTTCGTGTCATGTCGTTTGCCCTTTCAGTGGTTGTAAAAATGCTACCCTTTCATATATATAGCATAAGAGAATCGTGCCAGCTTTTGAAATATCCTTGTAAAACAATCACTTACATGTCGTAAGCAAAACCCTATGTAAACAAATTGTTTACAAAATCATGGGTCATTTGGGCCATTAATTAGGTGCGGGTTTTGTGGCTGTTGACACATGCGCCGCCATAGTGAAGATATGGGTTTTGGGTCATTTGGGTCATGTGATGTATAAATAGATAAAAGTGTAAATTGTATACAGTTACTGTATGCAATGTTATAAGCCAGCGATTTTTCCGCGATGGCTAAATGACCTAAATGACCCATAAGCCGCACGCCGCCAGAGCGCGCCAAAACCCCTTGCATGGGTCACATGGGTCAATGTATAGGCCATGACCCAAATGACCCATGCAACATGTGATCGCATGGCCTTGTGCATGTTGTAAGGCGCTGACTTATTTGGGTCAACCCAAATGACCCATGTTAGTCAGCACTCACTCACCTGGTTGTTAGTCAGTGCTTACTTACCAAACTGTAAGTTAGTGCGTACTAACTTGTAAGCGAGTGCTAACTGGGGCGGTGCATGTTAGTTAGCGCTTACATCTGTATGCTGTAAGTGAGTGCTTGCTAACTTAGGGGCAGGGGGGTGGGGGAGGGGGGCAGGGCCGGCGACAGGGCCAGCCGGTAGCGTAGGGGCCACAGCCAAAATTTTTTTTGATATACACTCCACGCACACGTACCCTGTGGCTGGAGAATCCATGTTTTACTCGCTTCCATACGAAGCGCGCAAAGTCGAAGCGACTGAGGCGCGCCTCAACGCCATATACGACGCCGCCAAACTTGGCCTTAAAGGCGACACGCTGGCCTTGGCTGCTGGCATGCTGCCGGTCGAATACCGGCAACTGTGCCAGCTTGACCCCATTGCGGAGATAGCCGCGCAAAAAGGCAGGGCCGATGGCGAGATTGAGGCGTCTAAGCAACTGCACAAAGCTGCCGCTGAGGGCGACGCCAAGGCCAGCTTGGCGATTCTGCAACACGTCCACGGCTGGGTGGCTAAACAGGCCATCACCATCGACGTCGATCAGCGCATCAGCATCACCGCCGCGCTGGCCGAGGCCGAGCGCCGCGTCGTGGACGTCATTGAAAACAACCCAAGTGAGCGACTTGCGTCGCGCCTAGATGCAGTCTACGAAGTACAGCGCTGAAGACGAACAAGCCTTGATGGCCCGGCTGTGGAGTCCGGCCATCAAGGACAACCCATTTGCGTTTGTGATGCTGACGTTTCCGTGGGGCGTCAAGGGCACGCCGCTGGAACACTTCAGCGGCCCGCGTAAATGGCAGCGCGAGGTGCTGCAAAACATAACGGTGCACATCCAGCAGAACAACGGCAAGGTTGACTTCAATACGCTGCGCCAAGCAGTGTCATCCGGCCGGGGTATTGGCAAGTCGGCGTTGGTCAGTTGGCTGGTGATCTGGATGCTGTCCACGCGGATC